TCGCCCCTTTTCTAAAAATACGCTGACTGGCCAAAGCATTCGCTAAATCTCGCTGTTTATAATTGCCAACATTATTCGGGTCAATCTGGCGGCGACGCTTAATCGCGGGATTGCTATCAAATTGTTTCTTGTAATAGGTATCCAGAGACGCCGCTTTTTGCTGAGCTTTTTTCTCGGCATCTGCCGCTTTACGACTCTCAATAGTTAGCTGGGAAAGCTGTTCTTTAGCTTCTTTGGTACTATGCTTAAGTTCTTTTAAGGCTTTGCTACTATCCCGTATTAAAGAGGTGTCACCTGCCGTCAACCCTTGTTTTAAAGCCGAGTCCGCAGCGCGTTTTAAAACCTTATTCTTATCTATCTCAACTTGGATTTGGTCCCGAGTTAGCGACCGTAAGGCGTCTTTTCGTAATGGATCTGTCTTAGGAACCGTGGGGTCAAGGCGTAGCGCCTCCCTACGGTAGTCAGCAAGCGTTTTACGCTCCGCCTCTTTACGTACCTTGGTTGATTGTTTAGCGGCCTCGCTGGCGGTAGTTTCAAATTTCTTTAACTGCTTTTCAGCCGCAGTAAGACCCGCGTCCAAACTCTGTAATTTCTTTTTGAATCTCGCGATGGCCTCGGTGTCACCCAACCGTTGCGCATCTTTTAAAGCCTCACTCGCCCCTTTTCTAAAAATACGCTGACTGGCCAAAGCATTCGCTAAATCTCGCTGGTTGTAATCACGAACCGCATTAGGGTCAATCTGGCGGCGACGCTTAATCGTGGGGTTGCTATCAAATTGTTTCTTGTAATAAGTATCCAGAGACGCAGCCATTTTTTTAGCTTGCTCTTGGGCTTGTTTCGTAAATCGGCCGGTGATTTCACCCATTGCCGTATTTAGCCCTTTTAACAACTGTTGCTGTTGCTGAGGATTTAACCCTTTACCAATAGTGAGGGCCAGTTGGTCAAGTATCGCCTTAGCATTCTTCTCATTTTCTTGGAGAATTTTACGCTGGGTGTTGACTTCGTTCTTAGCATTTGAAGCAAGCTTTTCACGACCCGCGGGAGTATCGGGGATCTGAGCCAAATACCCCTGCAACTGCTTACTCGAGCTTTTCGTCACCCGCTCGAGTTTTTCAAATTCCTTAACTAGCGATTCGATTTGCTTTTGTGAGTTACCGTCAATGGTGAAGTTTAGAAGTGTTTTACGGATAGTATTAGATGCGGAGCTACCTTTAGCCATCGTCGATTCCCCTGATTGTTAGCTGAACACTGCTTGAGCCAGAGCCATAGCCTCATTTTCGTCTTTTGGTATGCGACCTTTGGGTGTGGCCTTAGTTCCTTTCGAATTGCCGCCCCCGAAAATAGCTCCCGCAGCATTTAATAACGTCACATATTCTTGTGTCATAGTGACGACCCGTAACCCGAGTTTGAGTTTTGTTTGGGTTTTTATATCGTGGTCGGTATAGCTCCAAAATATTTCAGGCAACCGGCTAGGTGCCGTTTCAAAAACGAAACACAAACGTTCTTCGAAACTTAATTTCAAGTACCAACTATTGAAGATTTCTAAGCATTCGGGGCTTTCATCTTCGCTTTCAATCTTTGATTGGCCTTCTTGAAGGCCTGAGTAAAAAAATTTTCAACGTGCTCCGCCACCCATTCAAGCAAATCCAATACGTCGTTAGGGTCAATAAGTAAGCTTGACGTATTAAGTTGCTTAGTTATCCGCCCCGTGGGGTTTCGTTCAGACAAGAGTTCAACCAAGATACTTTCCCTAACCTGGGGGTTAAGAAAAATTTCACTCAATTGTTCAGGGTTTTCGAAATAACCTGTAATAGTATTTAAGAGGGCAAAGCTCATAAATACTTCTTTTTCACTATCATTAATCTTGATAATAAAAGTGGTTTTCAGTGCGTCACTCATCGTCGATTTCCTTAAAAAAGGCCCCGAAGGGCCTTAGTTATATTATTGGCCCAATAGACCTAGCTTAGAGGGGCCTTAACCGAATCTTTAAGCATTTTACCCGTTTTACCTTTAAACTCCGCATAGTACGGGTCTGTAGGGTTAACACGAATCGGCGTGAACTCAAAAGGGATATTCCCGAAGTTGTCCGTACCAAAGGCCATCGTTAGTCCAGAACTCACACGGAATTTAGGGATAAGGAAGGTAACCCAAATACCATTAGCGAGCTGCCCGATAACTTTTGCTGCGTAACGAAGCTCGTCGGAGGTTGAGCCTAAGTCCAGGACATTAACTACCGAGACATAAGAACCCGCGGCTAAGGTCTGAGTAGAATCGCTATCAGGGATTGTTAGTTCAATCGTGGCCGTTGTCGCGGTACCCTCCGAAATACCAGTAACGTCCGTAACCTTCGCAATAACAATATTTTCAGATACTTCATCACGAACACTTACCGTATTACCGACTTCCACATTTTGGCCAACACCGTCAATAAGCTGTAGGGTTGCAGTCCCCGAAGCAAATGAAGCCTCAGCCGATAGCACATGGGCATCGCCGGTAACTTCAACCAGCTCACCACCGTCTAAACCTAACGCATAGGCTAAGTTTTGCTCGGTGTATTCGTACATTTCAAAGGTACCTCGGGTAGTAGATCCCGTGGTAATAGAGAACGCAATCTCGTTAGTACGGCCTTGAGGAAGGTCGGTACTTTCTTTTTGCGATTCGATTGTGAAATTCTTAACTAGACCAACCGAATGTTGTTCTGGGTTAAGGTCGTATAATTCTTCGGGTTTACCAATCATTACTGTGGCAGTACCCAACATAAAATTAGTGGTTTTAGCTTCACCAGCCATCGTCAATCTCCAAATTTTAGGTTACTATTGATACCTTGTTGAAGGAGGATGAATCATGGCAAAATTAACACCAATAACAATCATCACACCCACGAACATTTTAATTACCGCCGCTCAAGCTCCTATTGATGGAGAATCGAGCGCTGATAAATTAAGGGCTTTATTAGACCACTTTTTGGACAATAACTTAAGTCCTATAGATATGCGGTCTGTCCCTATGTCGGAATCATCTAAAAGCTTTACTTTAAGACTCCAGAAAAAATCACTGGAACGTCTGGATAAGTACTGCCAAAGAACACTATACACCCGTCCACAGGCTTTTCAAATTGCTGTTTGTACAAGTCTTAGACATTTAGGTTTAACTCAGTTTTGTGACTCATCCAGCGCGGACGCTTGAAAAATAACTGATTGAAACACCCTTCCATTCTTCCCGTCCTGTACTGGTAGTATCTGGGTCATTCTTACACACGTAATTTGGCCCAGCCTAGCGGCGGTTGATTCATCATAAAGAATAAAGGATTTTGTGGGTCTTAAGCATTCATAGATATAATCTATGGCTTTACTTAAGCGCATATTGTTTATGTCCGAAACTGTACTTAGGGTTACGGATGCGGATAACGAGTCCAAAGGTGAGGAATCCGACGCTGATTGCATTGCCAAGTTCTCTATCCCAATAAGATCACCGTCGGGTAAATCATCCTCGTTAGAAAACGCGTCAAGGTTTAAGCTCTCGAAATTACTCCCTGTAAGTGTTTTCAAAATACCCGCACTATCTTTGCAAAATCGCAGTACTGAGCTTTGTATATTTATATATTGGGCCATTTAAAGGACACCCTCTCGTTGTAGATAACCGGTAAGCGAATCTTTACCCGTTCCGGCCAGCAACCCACCGAAATATGGTAACAATATCGCGTGGTTATATTTGTGAAGGAAACCAATCTTAAAATTTTCTTTTTCGGTAAGTATGCCTAATTCTCCCATCAAATCCGCTAAATCGTCATAGGTGGAATTAGCCCCTGTAAAAGTATTAAGTTTGGCAAGATAGGAAACCGAGATCCCCGCACTTACTAAACCTTCAACTACGGCCCTTTGTATCGATATCCAGCCGCTTCGACCCTCAACCGTTACACGGTTATCCGTACGTATTTTCACCCCGTTCTTGGCCTGTAAAGCTCCTTGCCGAAGGTAATGATTTACCGCAGGGTCTACGGCATCTTTCCATGAGACATATTCTTTGGTCTTAGGGTTGTAAGCTTTTCCCGTCCATCCTGAAACTCTAAGCCCCGACTTTAAGGACTTAGCGCCCGACGCAATGGGTGATAGTGTCAAGCCACCTAAACCCGTGTAAAGTTCCGCGCCTACATCATCATCTCCCCCCAAGCGGGTAAGTAAATTCACCAACGAGGTTTCTTTTCTAGGACCATCAATCTCATTCTGCCATCGAAACAGATAGGGCTCATCGGTTAAGGGGGGTTTATTAAAATCCTTGTTTTTCCTAATCTGCCACCGTGGGCTAATAGGTGAACTTTTACCACCATACCCAAAGGCATTCGGAGGGTATTGAATTACCTTGGCGGTTTTCGACATACTATTTAACACTCCGGCGAGGGAGGTAAAGACATTCTTTAAGAATTCGACTGTTGCAGTCTCTATTTCACTTCGAACAAAGGCCGTTTCCCCTTCGGTTAATCCTGTAACAAGGGCTTCGAACTGGGCTTGAAAATCCGCCGTAACCGACATGATTACACCTCAACGCGATAGATGCCGGAGGAAAAAATTACTTTTAATACTGGCTTACCGTCTATTTTGCAATCTTTTGGGATGGGGGCCGCAAAGTAATAAACTTCTTTACTTACTGTTAACCCTTTCACTTCTTCGGGAGTTTGAACTTCTTTAACACAGTCGTAGGTCTTAGCTTTTGGAGAAAAACCATTTGTCTCCAGACCGGTCACTGGATGTTTTAAACGTATTGAATAAACAACCTTAACACTATAATTTATGGCTAAACCCACAAAAACATCATTATGGCCATAGCTATGATGCTCGGCCAGCAACCAAGAACGTCCCTCGGGTTTGCTTATTACATCCCCCCCCTTTAAACCGTAACGCTTGGGGATATGAATGAGTGATCGGGTGGGGACCAAAGTGTAAAGTTTATCAGAAGGAGAAGTCGCTTTCGCTTCCACCACTCGATTGCCACAACGATACTTGGTAAAGATATTCATGAGTCTTCACCCGTGAACGGGTCTGTTCGAGTAATGAACTCAATAAGGTTTTCTTCTGGTAGCGGGTCTACACCCTCAAACGTTAGCTTATGGGCCCAATATTGAGATTCTATTTTTTTCTGCAATGCGGGGATGTTGATGCTCGAGAGACGTGATTTCTTCGTGTCGTCTAGCTCGTTAGACTTCAACGTTTTTAACTCGAGGGATACGGCGTGACGCATAGCTTCATGCAATAGTATTAATTTATTTATTCTTGCGCTGGTGTCTTCTAAGAACGTTTCACCAATATCTTCTACCAACTCACTGTAGGAGCCAATAAAATCTATTTCTTCATCAGGAAGTTCTTCTGAGAATAACCCTAACAACGTCCTAACCTGTGAGGGTTGTACGGTAATAAGTATCTCCGTATAAACACGAATAATATCTGTGAAAATACGTAATCTATTTTCACTACTAAACTTTACGGTAAGCTTAAAAAAACTCAAAACCTCACTGCCGCTGACTGTCAGGAGGTCTTGAGGGATGCTAAAATCAGCATCGAAGGACACACTCGTTTCATGAACTACTACACCCTTGCTATCCGTGATGCGAATATCTACAGTCCCAAAGTCCGGCGTAAAAATGTAATCCCCTATTTGAAACTCAGACAGCGGTAAAGGATCATTATTTGAGACTGTTATCATGGTTACACCTTAAGACTGAGCTTTAGTGGCTTGAGTCCCAGTTTTCCTAGTGGTTGGCTTAGTAGCACCGTCCTTGGTGGCACCGTCCTTGGTGGCATCGTCCTTAGTAGCACCGTCCTTAGTAGCATCGTCCTTAGTAGCACCGTCCTTAGTGGCATCGTCCTTAGTAGCACCGTCCTTAGTGGCATCGTCCTTAGTAGCACCGTCCTTAGTGGCATAGTCCAAACTATCTTCGCCAGTACCTTCTAACGAATGGATATAGTTCTCTAGGGCCGCTTCCCAGTCCTTATCATGGGCTTTATAAAAGGAATAAAACCCTGCATCGTCCGCATTCTCAGGGAGCTCCTTGTGCAAAACCTTGATTTGGTCTTGAGAAACAAACTGGTTTATCTCTTGAGAATGCTTTATCACACTAGGGCGAAATGCGCTCACTTCCCCAAAACGTGTCATCAGCATAAAGGCGCCCGTGGTTTCTACGAGTATATTTTTCATTCTAGTCTCCTAAAAAGCGCCCCGAAGGGCGCCATCGTTGGTTATGCCAGGGTGTCGAAAACGACACGTGTGTCGCCGTAAACGAGGCGATAACCGGAGTTTTCAGTTTTCACGTAAGTAATTGACTGGTTCTTAATCGCGGTTTCAGACTCAGACAGAACCGACCCTGCTTCGATCAATTCTTCTAACGTATCCGCTTTTGAATAGCAGATAAGTTTTCCGGTTGGCGCAGAGCTCGAAATATGGAAGTTCACGCCGTTAAGGAAATCCATCATCAAGGCAACCTTAGGGCCACCTCTTTCTTGTAGGACTTCCGCCGTTGACTTACCGTTAGGTTGCGTTGGCAAGAACATTAAGAACATTTCTAGCCACATATCGTAGTTGCCCACGATAATGTCTACAGGGGTACCTTTACGCGCACGACGAGCAAAGAAATCGGCTAAAGCAACATAGTTGTCTTTAAGCGATTTACCCCCTGTTACGTCCCAGTTCTTATAATCTGACGCGGCAACAACCTCGGCAGCACCATGTACACCATCCCCGTTAATTAACAGGTTGGTCGCCATTTTCACTTTGCTGATTTCTTTATTACGCGCAATACGAGCCGCATAAGGGGTTAAGATATCAAGGCTGACACGACGCTCAAATTCATACGAAGTACGAATACCTGAACCATGCTTGAAGAATCGGACGGATTTATCAGAGCTGGTGATAGTCTGCATCGGAATGTTGGCTAATTCTGCTAGAGGCGACGTATTCAACTCGCCTTGGTCGTCAAAAATAGCCGTAGTGATAAGTTCGGTACCTGAAATAGTTCGGGTTTGGGCAACCATCGGGGCCGTAGACTCAAACATATCTTGGCGACTATTCCATTGAAGCATATCGTCGATAACTTCGGGGAATAGCGCTCGGGACCCAGGGCGAGCACTAAAAGTATCCGCCGCGGCTTGGAGGGTGATACCTTCTTCAAACGCGTTTTTAAACGGGAGGTTAAGGTCCACAATAGCCGCTTGATAGCCAGTCATATATTGACCGTTACCTAGACGGAAATGCTTACCAGCTTTCTCATCGTTAGACGCGTGTACATCAACCGAAAGGTTTAAGTAATCACGGACATTGATGCCGTACTTTTTGGCTTCTTGAACTAGCCTTACCCCTGCACGGCGAGAGACTTCTTGGTCGTCGCTGTCAATTCCATTTAGTACTACCGCTAAAGGGGCGCGTTTAATCTGACTTAGGTTTTGTGCCTGCATCGTCGATCTCCAAATTGTAAATTCTAAAGAGTTGGTTCAATCATTCCCGACTTAACGGAAAATTATTGAAACCACTTTGTTCGTGGTGTCTACAGCACACACAAGAGTATTTAAACCTGCGCCAGCTCCCGCAAGTTTTACGTTACCCGCGCCATCCGCAACCACATGGGAACCTGCTGTGGGGTCTGTTCCGGTGTACGTGAACTCCGCGCACATATGCCAACTAACCCCCCCCATCTTTACAGTCTCGGTAATACGATCTTCATAGGACTCGAGGTAACCTATAATTTCAGCACCGTCGGCACCAAAGCCTACGGTAAAATCATCCGTAATACTCACGGGTTTACCAATGTCGGAATACCCTGTAATACTCGTATCCAGATAGAATGATGCTGCCGCGGATTCAGTACGGATACCCTTATGTTGTAATTGGCCAATTTGCATGACTTTTCCCCTTATCGATTAGAAACAAACGCACTGTTATGCGCGGCAGATACAACACGAATATTGTCGTCTTCCGGTGCGCCAGCACCTTGAGAGACGCCACCGCGAGGAATAGCTGCCAGTTTAATTTGAGCCTTTTTCAAAAGCTCTATTTTCTCGTCCGCCGTAGCATCCTCAGAGAATTCCAACCCTGCGGCCACTGCGGCAACCTTAAGTTGTTCGTCAAAACAACCAACGATTTTTTTCGCGGCCTCAAGGCTTGTTTTCGCTTCCGTAAGCTCAGTTTTTAACTTCGAGTCTGAACCGGCTTCGACTTGTGCTTCTAAAGTTTCTATTTGTCCTTTGAGCTTGGCAACTTCCGTCTGAGACGCTTCTAACGCCGATTCAGCCGTTTCCAGTTTTAATTCCAGCTTGCCATTAGCTGCGGACAACGTAGAAACTTGATTACTTAGTGCTGATAAATCCATAGTTTCACCTGTTGTTTCACTTTGAGTAGGTGAGCAAGCCAAATAACTAAACTGAACCGCTTCGGGGTTACTATGTGAAGCGGCAAGCTGGTTATATGCGTCTTTGCCCAAACGTTGCTTGGCAGAACCAAGTATCTTCGGTTTATTGCTGGCCCCTTTATTGACCAGCGATAATTCTTTCCATGCGCGTAATTCCGTAAGACGTAAATGAACCCCGTCTTTACCTATTTGGTGTCCGTTGTCACATTCACGGTACCAAAAACTCATTTCGTTACCTTCTTCCATGTAGTCGAAACTACACTCGGAACAATAAGCGTGGGTGGAAGCCGCGCCGATGGAAACTTCATCAAGAATAGCGAGATCAATATCCCGCGCATACTGACTATTAGCATCGACATAGAATAATACGTTTAAGTCGGTATGCCCCTCGTCGGCAGAAAACGTCTCAGCGGCAAATACTTTACCTACCGGAAGCATCTGGCCGTTGTGCATTACCTGAATAGGAACACTTTCTTCTTTGTAGGCGGTGGCCATCTGAGACAGAAATCCTTCTGTCATTATTGCGCCATGGTAAGCTGTATGGGGTTGGTTAATCGGGCGAGTGGAAGCCGCAACGGATTCATACGCTGCAATTTGAGAAAAGTCTATTTCATCACCCGCTGCTTCGGTGATTAGCGCTTTGATACGCTCGGTGAGAGTTAGCCGTTTAGCCATCGTCGATTTCCATCCATATTTTCGATTATATTAGGACTTTTCAATCACGTTGCCAAGTCCGATTAAAAATTAACCTTAACTCTGGTTTGCTTTAGACTTGCTGCTCTTATCTGAGGCTCTACTTACGGAGCGACCTGCGGGGTCAGAATTCGGGGAAACTTTTTCCTCATCTACGTCCATTTTTATATTCGCAAAACCGGTACCCGTTAACTCTGGTACCGCATCCGGTCGAATACGTCGGTACATTGCAATATGATAGTCGTCGTCGGTAATTAACCCGTCACTTAAATCGACTCTTAACCGGTTCGCTTTTAGATTTAATTGCGCTTCGAGCTCTAGTTCCGAACGCAAATCGATATTCGGGTAGCGAACGATAACTCGACTTTCTGACCCTTGTAGCCGTAAGGCCATGGTTAGCATACTTCCGAGTATTTCACCGATAGGCTCATTTAAGCTGTCAGCATTCTTCGCAAACAGGTTCGCTTCAACCGTTGCCGTATTAACCCCAGATTCCCCGCGACCTAATACCGTGGCCATAGTTTTTAATCCCGCTTGATTCTGCGCGTTCAACGTGTCGATAACTTCTTGTATCTTGAGTCCTGTGGCGGGGTTCTTTTCATTCAGCATACCAATTTCAGAACTGTCCGTGTGGGCTATTGGTTGGTCTGGGCGAATTGATGCGAACTGAGTGGCAATACTTTGTCGGCTCTGCGAGATATACTGACGCATCTTACTAATATCCGCTCGCGCATCCGCGGGGGCATTTCTAACAAGGACTTCTTCTAAAACCTTAATGGTAATACGAGGAAAGCCTGTTACCTGCATGATACGGTATAAGTCGTTAATCACCTGTTGTCGTGCTGCCATGGTATTAATCGCACTGATAAAGGGGCTATGGCCGTAAGCTTCCGTAGGCGGTTTCCGGTACCATGCAATGAAGAATGTTGGGATATCCATTTTTATCGGGTCACCACCCCCTTGATCTTGCCAAGGTATCATCTTCCCAGGCTCTTTCTCTTGCCAGCGGATACTCCCCATATCAACTTGCCTAAGTTCGGTTAATTCTAACTGGTCGCCAAACACCGTTTCACACCCAATACCCCCACGGGCCAACAACATATAGCGGAATTCTTCGGCAAGTTCTCGGAGCGTCTTTTTACGTATATAACCTTTTGAATAATCTCGACGCGTTTCCAAGGCCTCGATTAATTCATTCACGATTTTAGCCCCGTCACGGTCAATAGCGCCATCGGGGTCACGGACGATAAGATAAGGGGTAGAGCTCCCCGCGGTGGTAAGATACGCGCCTAGCGCCGCCGAGGCATCGGGGTCTGACTTAACCAAATTCAACACTAATTCTTGCGACGTTTTTTCCGTCCGCGTAGAAATAAGGTCCTCTAGGTGTTCTCGATAATCTGGGAGCGATAGGACTTCGGTGTTGTTTTCGGCGTTATATGTCGCCGTTTGAGTATTCCCCTTCGGCTTAAACCGATTAGGTACTATTACTTTCAACTTATTTAAAATTGTTTCGGCCATCGTCGATTTCCCAAATTATTTATGTCGGCGAATTATCTTATCTCGCGCATTCGCCCCAGAATACCCGATTAAATTGGTTGTGCCAAAAATATCCATTTCCGTGTTGCCTAAAAGGACCCCGCCGCCCCCTTGAGTGACGCCTGATATATCAGTATTCACGTTGGTCCAACCTTCTAGGCCATCTTTAATAATTTTGTAAGAGACACCGGCACAAAGATACGCCATTGCATGAAAAAAGTGATCTTTCCCTGAAAGCTTCACCCATACGGCTTGAGCTTCTTCCACTTCCTCGCGTATCATATCTTGAAGGTGCGATTCTATTTTTTCTTTGTTGCTGGTATAACCCTCAATAGACCACGTAAGGTTTCTAATACCTGTGGCCACATGGTCTAACATATCCGTTCGATTAACCTTGATATAATCCACATCACCTAACGCGTTCTTATCCTCGACAACTTCCTTACTACCATGATAATGCACAGGCATAATACGACCAAAGCTACCTTCCCGTAGCCCGTTACTGGTGGGCGTGTAAGGATATCTATCTACCCCACCCCCAACAAAGTTGTATTGTTCATCAAGCTTTTTCACAAGCCCGTTTAATTGATCGATATGGCAGGATGTGGCTAAAATAATTCGCATCTTTCTAGGTTCTACGCCACTACCAACAACGATATGACATGTGACACCCACATCAATTCCTATAAAGTGAGGTTCCCCTGACCGTGGTTTAGGTATCGCAGGACTTCCCATCACCATCTTTATCTGGCTTAAGGATAACTTTTGGTCCTCGTTATTGTACGGTTCTCCCTTTACCGTATTGTAAAAGCCTTTTAAATTATCGTTCGCTTTGTAGTCTAAGAGCTGCGCAAAACAATACTGAGGATCTAATCGGTGAGTAGAAAACGTTCGGACTCTATAACCACGGTTTAAGACTCGAGAGGGATATTTCGCTACCCATTCACGGTTTTCATAGTCCGCAAGATTTAAGGGCTTACGACATTTCTCACACACGACTTTGGCCGATAGAATATCAATCTGACCCGAATCGATTAACGCATCGCTGATATCTTCAAACTTCTCTAAATCATCCGGCAACCCATCCACCGCTACAAAAGCCCGACTGAAAACGGGTATCTGGTAATGGTTGCAGCACCGGCACTTAATCACGTATTCATGTTGGTCACTTCGCTTGTAACCTCGATCAACCCCAACCCCTTCATAAGTGGGGGTGCTAAACCGCTGATTAATACGATGGTCTGAACCCTGCAGACGAGAGTTAAACAACGAGAGCATAGCAGGGTCGGTTAAATCGATTTCATCGTTAAAAACAAAATCCGCATTGATACTCGTGGCATCGGCCTCCGCTGAACCGGTCACATACAAAAAACTGGTGCCCACGCGCATTAAGTCCATTGATTGCTTGGTCTTATCCCCGCTTTCTTGACGAAACGCTTTATCGAAATTTATCAATGGTTGAATACGGGCCTTTGAGATACGTTTAAACATTCTCTCGTTGGGCATCGTATAGATAAGTGACGTATTGGGAATTCGGCTCAATATCGCAAGCGCTTTACGTATCTGGATTTCTGTTAGGCCAACCTGTGAGGGCTTAATACAATCCAAACTAGGGTGCATATCATCGGCAATTTGTTTCTGGAAGGGGTATCGGTCGAAACTAAAGGGGCGTTTGTTCAAGGACGTATTAGCACACATCCATTCGCCGTGAGTCATATCCGCAGAGTCACGGTTATATCGCCCCTCAGCGGTCGAATACAAATCCAAGAGGAATTGGTTAGCCACGGCCACCTCAATTATCGTCAATTAGTCTATTTTCGCTAAAGAATACGCTTTACGGGCTATACAGGCAATATTGCGGTATGATATTTAACCTATAATTAAAGAGGAATCGACGATGCAACAGCCAAAATTTTATCCTGAATTATCCCCTGCTCTACGTACCACACTTAACACGTGGAAAAAGCTCATTGAGTCAGACCCCGAATATCTCAACGATGAAGATTGTCCATACTCTGGCCCCGATATTGACCTTCTAAAAAGCCTCTTTGAATCAGCACCAAAAGCAACCTCCGTAACCGCTTCGGACGTTGAGGACCCTAACGAGGTGCCGGACTTCGAGATTGAAGCGCTTCAACTTTATCGAGATATGAAAAACTTTAAGTCGGACTTAAACGCCCGTGATACCAGTGAAATGACAAGCACCTTTAGAACCATGGTGTCACTAATGGAGAAAATACTCGACGTACAGGAAAGGGCCTCAGGTATTAAGCAGTTCGGTGTATTCAAAACATTTATTCTCGACATGATGGAGCGCTACCTAGACCCGTCTCAGCTTTCCGAGTTCGTGGACGAAATGAAATTGAAGCTTAATCAGGAGTAGCCAAATGTACACATCACTATCTAAATCACTATTTACGGTAGGTGTCCCAACTATCCCGTTATTCAAACGCTCAAAACTTCCGGCCATACCTCAAGATAAAATTGCCCTTGCCACCCAGTCACTACATCAAAAGAATTGGCAATCGGTTCACGCAGATAAACTCTGCGGTATTCTTTTAGGTCTGCCTTTAGAAAAACAACCCGAACATGCCTTGGGGGCGCTGGCCTTAACGCAACAGCAAAGTGACTTGAAATTGGCGTTAACTCAAAGCATGCCCTCCAATTGCTGGGTAGTTTCATCCGCGAACATGCACTATTTAATTTTTAAGATCCCCTCGGATGCAACCCTAAATGATATAGCTTCCTTCACCCTCTTTGGCACCGGCCACGACGGGTCGTTACTTTCGTTTCTCGCCGAAGATACTTGTATCGTACTAAATAATCATACGCAGATACCGACCCAAGAAATGGTGGATAACTTACCGGTATATAACCCGAGTGATATTGTGACGCTGGTTGAAGATATTCTACCCAACATTGAGGTTCAAAAAGAGCCCTATAAAGCTGAATCCAACGAACAATTACACACTCTCACACAGTTGGACGTAAAAATACGTAGCTACCTCACACATTTTTGCTTCGATTTTTTATTCAATTGTGAAGAAAACACGACACTTTTGCCCATTTTGCAAGAGATTGATGCACTTTATGATAGTTTTTGTCAAAATTTTGACGAAATCCCGCCAAATCATCAAAAACAGGCCTATTTTCAAGCTTTTTTCTCACTTATCTATCAAATGCGTATTACTTACAACCTTAAGCTCCCTCCCGCTTGGGACAAGCAAATAGGTAGTACCTTGAAGGAAAAGTACGCGATTCCGTTCACCAAAAAGGA